TATATATATAGTATACCATAATAGTAACTATATGTAAACGCTTTTGACTAAAGTTTTTTATGAAAATTTGAGTTAGATTTGTTACATTGTTGTAAGATTTTACATTCAAATGTAAGATTTTACATTTAGGGCTTTTTCATTTTCTAGGGGAAATACTCGAGTAACAAGATGCATTACTCGAGACATTTTTCAGAATTTAAATGTATTTGCTATGTCCTCCACTTTGCCACTATTCTTGGAAACTGAGAAAACAAATGGATTGTCAATGTTCAAATTTTCCTTAAGAATTTTCTTGATTGCGTCATGATTGTCCATAGGTGTTCCATAACCAGAATGGGTGAAATCAATTGGTGTAGTTTCAAAGAACCTAAGGCCAAATCTTCTCAACATCCCAGGACTTGCCATTGGATATGCCATCATTGCCAAGTTTAACGGTTCCTTGTCACTTTTGATTTTTGTGACATAACCCACGGTTTTTCCGTCCAGTTCGGCGAATGACCCAGAAAGTACATTACACCGGTAACCTTCCTGTTCCAAAAGATTTACGGCAGCTGCACATTTTGCGGCATTTTCTTTAATCTCAGTTTGTGAAATTCCACAATGGGCTGAGATAGAAATGAAGATATTTAGAATTTTGTTTTTGACCTGACGTCTGGTTACTTTAATCATGTTTTGTGGAATATTCAATATTGCATTTGGGACATGAGGTACAGCACCAACAACATCAAGTGAATATGTGGTTTTGATTTTATTTGCCAATGTGTTAATTTCACTAATCGAAATCATTTTTGAGTCAATGAATTTTCTTAGTTTTTCATCACCGTAAGTGATTTTTTCAACAGCATCATCCCAACCATTATCACCATAATAATCTTCGTCGCCGGACTTATGAGATGAGGTACCTCGGCCAGAGTCATAATCTTTTTCGGTTGTCATATAACCCATCATCTCGTTGACAGAACCGAAATAAGTGAAGTTAAATTTTGCCGTGTTGTTTGTTAACATATCTTCCTCCTTTGTATATATTCATTATATCATAGTGTTAACTACTTGTAAACGTTTATTTTAACTATTTTTTAATAAGTTTTGAAAAATTTTTTTGTCATAGATGAGTCATGTTGATTGTTTACAAATAGTTAATAGGAAAATACATGCCTAATTTTTCGTTTAACTATCGCGTTCTATCACACTCATCTAGGAAAATACACCGCTTTTTAGACGGTGTATTCAGTTTTTATACTTTACGAAGTAGTTTAGTCCATTCATTGTCAATTTTTAATTCATTTATGATGGAATTTACATCATCTTTTGACATAGCTTTTGTAATAACTGATTTGACAATTGTTAATTTGTCCATATCGGCATTCAACATTTTTGTGGCATTGATAGTTGCTCTCATAGAAATTACATATCTTAGGCCTCTTCTATTAATTGCACGTCTTAGGTCAAATATGAAGTCATATAAATCAGTATCAAATGCAAGTGCTTTTTCAATTTCAGCATCATATTCAAATGTCATAACTGCAAATCTGTCAAGTGTCGCCGCATCAAGTTGGTTACGACCAATGTATATCATATCGGCACCATGACCGAATGTGTTTGCAGCAGCCACAACTCTGAAATTTTCATGTGCATTAATTCTACCATTTGGAAAATCAAAGTAACCATTTGCCAAAGCGGCATTAACAACTATAAGTGACTCAGGTGATGATGCATCAATTTCATCAAAGAAGAATAAACCACCTTTTGAGAAAGCTTTGAAGAACTCAGTTTCTTGAAATTTTCCATGTGCATCAATGAAGCCAGTTAATTTGTATTCTTGAGTGATGGCATTTGAGAAATAAAAGTCCAAACTTAGAGCTTCAGCTACTTGTTCCAAAGTATGATTTTTTCCTGAACCAGCAGGACCGACCAACATTAGTGGAATTTTTGCAGAAACAACTTTAATGATTTTATCAAACAAATTATGGAAGTTTCCTTGCATTTCTTTGCGTGAGTCACCTTGTTTTATTTCAATAACTTTTGGAAGTACACCGTAAGATTTTTCTACGAATGATTTTAAATGAGAAGTAAGTTCAACTCGTAATTCTTCAGTTGCCAATTCTTTCCCTTTTTCAATAATTCCTTCCAACATTGCCTGTTCAAATGGATTGCGTTGAGATTGAGCTTTTAACATTGAAGTTAATTCCTTAAGTTGGTTAACAACTTCTGAATTATCAAGAACTACAACTTCAGTTTTAGCTTCAGCTTTTGGACTAGGTTTTTCTTCGCCTTCTTCTTCGAAAGTTCTTCCATCATACCAAGTTATAAACTCAGCAACTTCAGTTCTGTTTCTTGCCCAAGCACGAAGCTCATCGATAATTTTGATTTTAGTAGTTTCTTTTAGATACTTAGCTTCTCCGTCTGACTTCCAAGATTTTTTTGATAAATCGAAAGTTCGTACATAATCGTTGCTATTTATCAACATATAAGTTTTTTCGTTTTTAACTAACTTCAATCCATGAGAATGTAAATAGCAAATTGTTTTTTCTTCCATAATTTCCTCCGAGGAAGTCATCTTCCTTATATATATAGTATAACATATAATTAACTATTTGTAAACGCTTTTGTTAAAAGAAAAAGAAGTTTTTTCAACTTCTTTCTCGACGTTCTATCCACAAGATATTTTGTTTATATATAGGACCATTACACCTTGGACAAGAATGTAACTTCAGGTCAACTGAGGTTAGTTCAACTTTACATTTTGGGCAATGACCAATTTGTTCGGCAAACATTGTTTCTTTGACGCCATATTTTTTGAATGTAAGAAATATCAATGTGAGACAAAATACAATTACGAAGAATTGAAATGGTGTCATAGTGATAAAAACACCCTGTAACTGTCACATGCATTATATAGGTCATATAACCTACTATCAATTAGTTCATCCCAACTTGCCCAATTATAATCAGCCAATTCTTCATCTTTATACAACCATTCACCATCAATCAACATTGCCAATTCTCCAAAACCGTTGCAAAATTCTTCTTCATCAAATGTGATTTTTGAATATTTTTCTGCAATTTTATGAATGAGTTTTAATATTTCAACATGATTATTGCCGTCAATTAATTTTCTTAATGTTTTACCTTCTTCTTCGACATAATTCCACTTAGCCATTATGCCACCTCCTTGATACTAAATTTGAACAATAATTCTGTAAGTTGTCCTAATCTTTCGAATTCTGTACCACTAAAATTATACTGATCATTAAGCGCAACACAACTAAGAATATTTGTGGCCTCTTCGTCCATCATTTTATTTGTGATATAAAATTCTTTAATTTCATTATCATCACAGAACTCTAAAAATTTGTCCATGTGATTTACACCTTTTGATAAAATCAATTTGTCAGAGTCATCATAATATCGTTTCATTGATACACCATTTTCAACAATATCATAATCCAAACCATATCGAACTTCTAATTCTTTTACATCATCATATGCCGACATAAATTTTTCTTTATCACTTAATTCAAATTTAGTTTCTTCTGATTTTAACTGTTCATTAAATTGGTTTAATAATTCCGTGTAATTTTCTAAAATATAATGATATTCCTCAACTGTAATACCTGCCAATGAGCAAACATACGTCCTGTCATACATATTGGTTACACCTGATTGACGAACTTTTTCAAATGCTATAAATGCTTTTTCCATAATTTCCTCCACAACCTGTTTAGGTTATATATACATTATATATTATAATTAACTATTTGTAAACGCTTTTGTTAAAAATAATTTTTTTATTTTTTGCCCAAAAAAATTGAGTTCACCAGATGTGTCAGGTTGAACATTCTGCTATAAGCTAATAGTAAAATATTAACTATTTGTAAAATTAAGCTATCGCGTTTAAACTGACTCTGACAAAACTGTACAAAAATGTGTACACTTGTCATGTAATAAGTTACATTTGACTCAAAATCTTACATTTTGTTACATTTGACTCATTATTTTTCCTAGTTTTTCATTTTCTGGCAAGATTTTTCGAAGAAAAAGTTGCATTACTCGAGAAGTTTTCAATTATTTCTAGAAAAAACCCCGACATTATCGAGGTTTTATTCTGGGTCACCAAAGAATTTTTGTTTTTTATTCTCAGCGTTTAATCTTTCGTTTTGTAATTTTCTGCCTTCTTTTGCAGTGTACCATTCTACGAATTTACCAAACTCACATATGTTGTAGTATTCTTCGTCATGATAGATTTTATACAAAGCAGAAATTTCGTATTCAGTCATAGTGTGGTCCATTTGATAGCTCGTCCTCCACATCGAATTGTAGTGCATTAATTACAACATGTAATGCCTTATTGAACAGGTAAATGTCCTTTTTGCCGGAAATTATTTTTTCTGTTTTTGTCACCAATACATATTGCCCGTTAATGTTTTTGAGTTCAATGTCTTCTTTGTTTTGTAATGCCCTTAATATTTTAATTATCATAATCTACGTTTACCTCTTTCTAACTTCATATTATTCGGTTTGACATTAAGTCTATATTTTTCAATCTTCGACTCTGTCATATCACTCATGATTTCAACTTTAACACAATCAACATGATAGAGGTCTAGTGCTTGACTATACCCTGCAACTTTTCCTTTATGGAAGTGAAACTCACCACCGTCGTAAAGTGTGATTAATACATGGTCGTTAAGTTTAAATTCTTTCATAAATTATATCAACGTGTAGTACTTTCTAATTCTGTTAAACACGTTAGCAGCTGTTAGATAACCCACAACAGAGTCATTTTCTTCTTCGTCAGGTGTTAATAAGCCCATGATTTCTAATAAACCATTTCGATAACCGTACGTGCCTTCACCATAAATTACACTTATTACTCTAGTTTCACCTTCGTAAATTTCGATATGTTTTCTTGCACCAAGACCGAACATAAAATCTCCCTTGTTTGTCATCTCATCTTCATACTCGTGCGCGATATTATGTTTTATTAATAAATCGCGTAGTTTTATAATTTCTAATTCTTTTGGCATAAGTTTACTCCTTTATTTTCACAATTTGTCCAACAAACATTTCATTAAAATTCCCAGTATTTATAACATTTTTTCTAATCATATTCTCATCAACTATAAACTCAATCATTGAACCATCACTATGTTCACAATCTGTGTCAGCTTTAATATCACCAATAATTACATTAATCGTTTGGTTTGACTCAAACGTTATTTCGTATGTTCTTCCTACAGGTCCGTATATCGATGCCATTGCAACCATTAAGTAACCTTTGTATTCTCTAATTCCAGTAACTTGATTTGTAGTTGATTTAGATTGAAGTTTGTATTGGTCAGAACTTGGTGCAGTAATTTTTCTATAATCCATCCAACTTTTGAATGTGTTAACTGAACAAATCGGATGTTCTATAAACTCAATTTCTGGTGCATCAATATAGACTATTTCAGTTTTTGTTTCTTGTACAACAAGTGCTTTTCCTAATATCACTCCTAGAAATAACATTGCTAACAATAAAAACGTAAGATATATGTATTTTTTCATAACAATCCGAGTTGGTCGCCATGAACTTTAGATTTGTATTTTTCTGCATTTTCTGCATCAGCTAATTCATAAATCAAAGCGTCCAATATTCTAATTTCTTCTTGAAAGTCGATGTATTCTGTCAAATAATCTTTGTTGTTTGCTATTTTAGCCGATAGAACAATCAGCCTTGCCCTTCGGTCCATGAGGTATTTTATTGTTTTTCTGTAGTCCATATGATTTACTCTCAGCTCCTTTGCCATGTTTAATATAGTCAGCTTCTTTTTTAGAAATAATCGGTTCGACCAGATTGTTTTTCTCCATATAATTGATAATAGGTTCAAACGTTGCAGGGTTAATTTGGAGGGTTCTAGAATTAACGTCGCGATAACTATTAAGATTTATACCGTAATCTTTTTTGATGTCTCTAAACAGCTCCTGCATATTCACAAAGTCTTTTAATTTTGCGTCAGGGTATACGATTTCTTCAAATAAGTCAATAAATCTACTTACATTATACATGCCTGTGTAACCAGAACGATGATAAATGTGTATCATAAGATTGTCAACAGTTAATGAAACCATCTCTACACTGATGTGTTCATGTGGTGGCAAAGTCATTGTCCCAATGTTAACATAGTACGATGCATCTTTTTTCTTTTTGATACACCATTTACTACCAATTCTAATTAAGTTTATTTGTCTCAGTAGTTCTTGCTGTGTCATTTTCTTTTGTTTTTCTTTCTAATAATTCATTTAACGATGTTAGTTTACTTAGCAAGCCATCGAGGAATTCGTCTGTGACTTCCTCTAATTTTGCCTTTGCCTTCATCTCTTTTGCTTCTTCATGGTTTGTCACTTTTACTAATGTTGCACCAGTTTTTTTGTTAATCCCGATTGCGATTGCTTTATCAAACGATATTACAACTTCTTCTTGTGACAATTCTAACTGTGTTTCGTTTAATCTATTCATTAGTCCAATAATAATTCTGGCCAATACTTGAGTTTCATCTTCATTTTCAAAATTCATAAGTTTTCTCCTTTTAGGGTTTTATTTACAGAACTACTCAAGGACGACTACCACAATTTTTAATTTGGGGGAAATTATGGGTGGGAAGTGATAGTCATCGTTGAATAGTCCTGTTATGACTATTACAATTTTACTGCGACTGAATATTTCTTAAATGCCTTTATACCTGGGATGTCTTCAGTGTAATTTGTTTCAACCAATTTTTCTTTAATTGCCTTGGTGCTTAGTTGCCACTCATAATACTCTAATGGTACTAAATTTTTATCAACAACTTCAAAATCGTTAAGCGTCCTAACTGATACATTTGGTATTTTTTCGATCGTTCCACCAATGAAATTTTCAATGATGTCATTACACTCATTTGTGTAATCAATTTCTAAATCAAGTAATGCCTTGACCTGCTCTTCTTGCAATGTTTGTAATTGCTCTTTTAGCGGCTTCATTTTTTCGACATACTCTGCTTTAATCTCTTCAATTTTTCGTCTTACTTCTATAATTTTAGCCATATCTTCCTCCTTTGTATATATTCATTATACAACACAATTAACTATTTGTAAACGTTTATTTTCACAAAATTTTTATTTTTCAATAATGTCGTTAACATCGATACCGACAAAACTTAAAATGCTATTAAGTTTGTTGATACTCATGTTACGTTTGCCGCTCAACATCATTGAAAGATGAGGTTTTGAAATGCCTGTATTATCTGATAATACACCCAATGTGATACCTCTAACTTTTAATTCATTTGATAATTTGCTTGTACTTATTTTTTGCGCCATACTTGTGCCGTCCTTCCTTCGAATTTTTCAATTACTAATTCTAAATGCAAATGCGTTTTAATTTCACTGTTAAATTTTCTAATTTTATAACTCATAACTCCATTTTCAACACACCAGAATTTATAGTCATTATATACAGACGAACCGTCCCGATTGGCGATTTCGACTTTATCGATAAATTGTAATACATTGTTGTTTTCTTTTTCGTATTCACTCACCATAGACTCAACTGCTTTTGGTTCTGTAAACTTGTTGTTAGAGAAAACTCTTCGTATGCCATCAACTGCAATTTTTAATAAATAGTTTAGACCTTCTTCACTTGTTAGTTTATCAATAATAAACGGGTCATAGTCAGGGTCATTTTTACTAAATACTGCATTGAATGGAATGATACTTAACCGTCTAATCATACCGTTTGATTTGTCCATCGTATTCGGCATGTTATTTGCTGCGAATATCATCTTAGCATAATTTCTAATTTTATAAGGTTGTTCATTCTTTTTATCAACTGTAATCTCTTCACCAGTAACTAGTTTCTTAAAGATAGAACTGTCTGTCAAGTATTCATCAGATATATCATCACCAATGTTAGCCATTTTAGAAGTAATTTCACTTAACTTAAAGTTATGGTTTAACTCTTTTAAACTTAACGATGACACGTTGTTATCACCTAATAACGCAATCACAACGTCTAACAAAGTACTCTTACCGTTCGAACCATCACCAAATAAAATAAACGCTTTTTGGAATTTAGCTGTTTGGATTAAACAATAGCCAATCATTTCTTCGATTAACATTCTTAACTCTTTATCATTACAAGAGATTTTGTCTAATGTTCTATCAACATCAACTGAATATGCTGTTGGAATATAACTTGCATTGATTTTATTTGCTAAGAATATTTCTGAAGTATATTTACCGACTGAGCAATCTCGTATATCAACTAATCCATTTTTACAAACAACGTGATACATACTTGTATTGATTGGGTCGTTTGCTATTAACTTAAGATAATCCATAACTTCTCGTCTTTGCATTTTAGATAATTCAGGAATGTACTGTATCATTCGTTTTTCAATAACTTTTGTATTGTCTGAATAGTAACCTTCATCGTACATGAATAATCTACCATTTTTAACATAAACTTTGTTATCGTTTCTGAAATATTTACTGAACACATCGTGCATAAATCTACGTTTGTCAAAGAATGCAGGTTTTATTTTATCAAATGCTTCATCTCTTAAAATCGTATTCAACTCTTCACTGGGTAATTTATCGGCAAACAAATGCGTGTTAATTAATTGATAGACATGTTTTGTTTGTTCCTTAGTAATTCCTGCATTTGTTAGCGTGATGATATAACTAAATAAATCAGAGTTTCTACCATCACCTTCTTTTGAGTTCATGAAATGATATTTATGACTCACAGGTCTTAACCAAAAGGGAATGTCGTCTACTTCATCAACCCATACTTCCCATTCACGCCATTCTCCGTCTTGCTTTACTTTTGCAAGACTCTTTTTACCGTGACTTCTAACATCAACGTTTAGCGTAATGGGTGTGTTTGCATGAACTAAGTTTTTCATTGGTTCAATACTCTTAAACCAGAAATGTCCACCACGTGTTGTCTTCATTATTCTACACTTAATATTTTCTGCCTTAATGATTTTTTTGAGTGTTAGATATTCGAATGCATCGTCAATATCTATCATCACATATGGTTCATCAACCAATATCGCTAAGCTGTCTAAATTTTTAACTTCGTCAAAAGTTTTGTGTTCGTCTAAGGAATGTTTTGGAGTTTTATCATTGTTTAGAATGATAAACTTATTATTTTCCAGATGAGCCGAAGCCATTTGTTTGTCTTTCTTCAGTTAGACTTTCGACGAAATCTGCAACAATAACGGGCATAATAACCAGCTGACCAATTCTGTCATCTTTAGATATACCGAAATATTCATCGGTCATGTTGGTTAGTATACAATGTATTTCGCCTCTATAGCCACTATCAATTGGTGGGTGTTCTGCTACAATGCCTCTTGTTGCATAACTACTTCGTGGAAATATAACACCCATCATTCCATCAGGCAACTCGATGCCGAAACCCAATGGTATTTTTGTAGTCGTATGTGGCTTTAGTACATACTCTGCGGGTGAGTATATGTCTGCACCCGCGTCGTTGTAATGAGCTCTAAATGGTGGCTTAAATTCTTTAAACTTAATTAGTTTTATCTTCATTGAATACCTCCCTCATAAGATTATTAAATCTTGTGTTATACTTTCTCAATCTCTTTCCATAGTTCAAACTTAAGTTGTTCAAAATGGTTTTCTGCACCTTCGTTTGTACCATTCAAAGTTTTTCTTTCTCTTTGATATACGAATGACTCAGGGTTCCAATCGAATATGTCAGAGTCTTCGTCTGGCCAGTATAGATTTGTTGAGCCAGTTGTATTTGCCTGTTTAATAAAATGCATTGCTGGAGCTTTTACATCAATCATACCTTTTAGGAAAGGGTATACTCTTAGTATTTCCAAATACATTTTATATGCGATAATGTTATCGACTTCAGGTTGAATTTGCTTATCAATTCTTTGTCTAATAAAATGAATTACGTCTTTGAGTGAGATATTCATATAATAGAATGTTGTTAAATTCCGTGGTAAGATACTTCTTGCGTCCATGATACCAATTTCTTTTGAGTTGATAATGTCGCAATATACTTCCTTACATAATTCAGTTGCCTTCATATACTTTTGATAAATCTCAGTGGAGTTTTGAACAGCCGATGGGACTAATGACGTTCTTTCGTGCCATAGTTTATCTGCTGAACAATCTGCTGAAAATGATGCAGTTCTATATCGTAGAATATGAGTGACAGTTGTCAGGTCAATTCCGTTTAATAAGAACGTCAGGTTAATCGTTTCCAATAATGTAGGTAACACAATTCCATTAATTGAACCGTTGATATACTTTGCAGCATCGTAATCACCATTGTCTGTTGACTCATACGGGTATTTGTTCCATGTTGCGTTTGACCAGTCAGCAACGAAGTTGTTTAGGTCATCAACTCTTGTATAATTTAATAACTTAATTTCGATAGCATCAAGGTTGTTGACAAATTTAGTTTTTGGTTTGATGTCAAAGCTTATGTCCATCTTCGGTTTAATTTTAGGTATGCTTGTATTTTTCATGTATTTCTCCCATGTATTAATTGTACAATAACGTTTGCAATTCTTTGAGGTGTCATATTTGATGTATTAAGTCGTACAGTTTGCATACCTAGATTTGTAATATAAGTATGCGCATCATCAAATGCGTTAACGTCCTCGTCATAATTTGTGTATGGTTCGTTTGTTAATTTACAACGAATATTAAAATCGTCTTCATCGACAACCAAATATACAAACAGAACTTCATCTTTAATATTTTCTAAATAACTAAACCCGTCAACAAGTCTTCCAAATTTCTGGCCGTATGCTAACACACTCATCGGACCTCTTGCTGATACGTAATGAGCAAAATTTGTATATTCATTAATATATCGAACGATTGTGTCTTTGCCAGATTTGTCAATGCCTTCAACGAATATCATCATAATTTTAACATGAATGAAGTTAAATCGAAATCATCACTCATGACGCCATGCGTAACTAATAACCTAAAGTATTTTTCAAACTCATCATGAGCAATGTCATCGATTTGTTCCATTTCTTTAGAGTGGTTACCCAATATGAATTCGTTTTTGCAATACTGAATGACTTGAATTGTGTCTGCTAACTTGAACAATGTCTTTAATTTAATTGTATTTTGAATTTCATTTTCGATTGTGTCAAAACCATGTTGTCTTAAAAACTTTTGTTCGGCAATATCTAATGTTTCTTTTAGTATTGGAAAATCTTTTTTAATGTTGTGTGGCATATCACCAGTATATAACTCGCCAACATCGTGTATCAAAGCGTATTCTAATAATAATGCGTATTGTGTTTCAGTAATGACGATATGTGGTTTTAAGAACATAACGATTAATGCACAATAATATTGGTGTTCAGCTAAACTTTCAGACTTTATTCTGGGTTGATTGTTGTACCGTTTTAATCCACTTAATCTATAAAACATATTATTCGATTAAACCTTTATACTCAGGTCGATTGATACAATTCACAACACCCAATGTTGCAACATCGGTTAACGCATGATACAACTCAGTTCTTGTTTTACATGTGCCAAGAGTTGCGCTGTGTGCTAACATTAGATTAAACGGTTTATCACCTAATGTTTCTGCGAAATATAATATTGGAATATTCGCTGCACATGCATAACCTGCTTCGAAGATTGTACCCACGTCTTTACCGTCTGTGACAACCACGATAAAGTCTGCGTTAGTAATCCCTTTTAGATTTTCGTGAAATGCAATTCGTCTTTCGCTATGACTTGAGTCCGGTTTAACATATGTATCTAATCGTGGACTAAACATTTCTATTCCTACTTTACCAAGGGTTGTCTCGATAAACTTCACTCGTTCAACTTGTTCAGGATTGAAGAATGGACTTGCAATATATGCTTTCATTTTATTCCTTTCATGCACTATTCTGTGCCTTCAAAGTATGCAATTCTACTCAATGCTCGTTGTATATAATAATTCTTGTCCAATAAATTAATATCGAACTTATTATCATTGGCTAATTGACAATTGTCAGGAAGGTTTGCAATCGAATCGCGTTTTCCTTTTTCTGTTTTAATCTTGTACAATTTGCCTTTTGATGTATCTGTTGTTGCGTAAACTCGGTTAACTTTATTAACTTCGACATCAACATTGTTGACTGACCATACTGTTCTGTCATAAACACTTCCTGTGTTTGTGATGATTTGAAACATGTGTATGTCATTGCAATTCATGATTGTGTCGATAGGATGTATGCCTTTTGTAAAATAATCAACGACAGCAATATCTAAAATTTGTGTGTTGTTTCTAATGTTAAACGATGACTCGTTATACTGTGAAACAAATGCACCTTTGGTTTTAACAGAACCATCTTCGAAAAGCATAATATAGTTATTAACGTCTTTTTGCCATACACCAGAACAAGGGTCTATCTCAAGAACAATTCGTGTTCGTTTTTCCCATTCTTTAATAACTTCCTGTATTCGTTCTTTGTTATAAGGAATAACTAAAATTCCATCTGTGTTAGATTGAACCAATTTGCAATACGGTTCTAACTTTTCGATTAAGTCAACCAATAATAATTGACCTGTGATACAAACCTGGTTTGCCATTTTTGGGTCACTCAATTCATTGTACTGACTTTTCATTGCGCCATATGCAGTATTTAGAACAAGTTTTAATGAGTCAGAAACAGCTTTATTTTTCTCATGTTTTGCTTTAATTCTTGTGTCATAAATTTCTTTATACTTTGCGTTGTCTTTAAGATTTCTACTGATATAGTTATACTCTAACATTAACGTAGGATAGTATGATGCTGCGTCAATTTGCCACAGTTCACCTTTGTGTATAAAATTATTTAACGCCCCATGTATTCCACCATATGCGAGAATGTGTGGCACACCTGCAATGTCTATTTTTAATTTTTCGTCGTAATCAAGTTTTCTATTCATATATAAATCAAAGATTTTTGTATACTTAGTGATGTTAACTTCAGGTGGCAAATCGTATTCAAATTCATCTGTGTGTTTTCGTCTTTTTGCACTTAGAATTACTGCACATAAAGCTGCGTTTGTTTTTTCCAAATATGACGAACCCAATTTAAACATTTTAATCAAATTCATTTTTGACTTTACATATGGTAATCGCATATGTAGCAGTTGTTCTGTTGCATCAACGTCATGTGTACAGTATTTAACAACCTGTTTTATTTCGTCTTCTGTAAGTGGTCTATCAATATCGAACGATACGTCTGACTCTTCAATTGACATTTTCATAAAACCTTCTGCTTCTTTTAAACTCATACCTAATATATCTTGCATCAAATCAATTGTATTCAAATGAAATTGTTTAATGCCTAACGCTTTAGATACAAAATGTCGTGTACCTTTTTCTGATGCAAAGATTAATCTTGTAATTTCTGCTGGGTCAACGTCTGATAGTATTCCTTTAAAGATTATGTTATCATATGCGATGTTGTTATACCCAATGAACAAGTCGTTTTTGTTTTCTTCGTATAACTCTTTCAACTTATTCTTATCGTTAATGATTGTAATATAACGACCGGTGGCCATGTTTTTCAACACGACCAACCAGTCAAACTTAAATACTTCAAAGTCAAATATAAACATTATTCTACCGCTTCAAACGAAGTGTTAACCCATTCTGTTCCATTTTTGTTTAATGTTGTTTTGATTGTGAACTTAAATTCGTCATCAATTTTTAACATTAATTGGTCAAACGTAGAGTTTAAACCTTTAGACGTATCGATACCGATTTTTCTGATTTCAGTAGCATAACGTTGTAGGTTTTGCTTGAGTTGTTTTTCATCGTTTCCACTTAACATAAAGAATTTACGGTGTTGACGACCTTCACGAGGACCGTGTGTAACTTCAAATACCATCGTTAACATTGGTTTTCCAGCTTTGCTTTCACCAACAATTATATCAGATAATATTCCCAAATACTCACCGTCTTCTAGTCTATCGTATGTCGAGTCCTTGTCTTTAACTTCCTCAAATACATCATTCAATTCATCCATTAAATCGCGTGCCATAGGTTATTTAACCTCCTTTAAGTTTAATGCAAATTTGTCATAAGAATTTTCAATTTTATTATTAGTCATGGGTACTCTAACACCGCTCAATTCATTTGCATTCGAACCGAATGAAACATAATATCTGCGAACAGGTACACCATTTAATAATACTTCGTCAACATAACAACGTCCTACAAGTTGAACTATTCCACATAATCTATCATGAAGTTTTTCATTAATTGACGGACGATACTTAGTCACTTCCTTGCCAATTTTAGATTTTTCAATATACTCAGTTTCGTGAGATATGATGATTACGTTTTTATCGCTCTTTGCGATTTTATTAATGATTGTCCAAAAACCTTCTTTAATAACTGTCCAAGCTTTACCGAAACCTAAGTCTGTTTCATGGTCAATGTCGAACTTTTCTAAATAATACTCTCTAACGAAATCGTATACATGGTCTAATACGTCGATAATGAGTGTGTCATATTTGTGTTCGCCTTTTAGAAACCACGTTAATTGAGCAACAAACTCATCTAAATTTTTAACTACAACTACATTTTTTGTAAAGAACTTTGCGTTACCGTCAGTGTTAATTACAAATGAATTTGGAAACTCTGTGGCAAATTTTGTTTTACCACTGAACGGTGTGCCATACAACCAGATTTTCAATTTTTCCATAAATTGTCCTTTCATAAATTAATTCAATTCATATTTGTTCAGCGCATAATTTTACCTCCTGTTAAATATATTATATCACACCGATTACTCTGTGTAAATAACTTTATTCATTTTCTGACATATATTTATCAAATAATCTATCATCGAAGTTCTGACCATTTGATAAAGATTTATAAATTGCAACTTCGACTGATTTGTCTGTTTGCAAATAATAGTATAGTGGTTTTTTTGTTTGACCAATTCTATCAATTCTCTTTTTTGACTGTGAAAATAAAATATAATCTTCAGTTGGACTATACATAACACATACATTTGATAATACCAAATCGTTAATTCCCATTGCCGCACTTGCGTAATTACAAATTGCAACAGCATTTGAATTTTCCTTAAACTTGGTTAGGTCTTTATATGCGCCGTTGTATATACTATAAGGTCGTTTCATTTTAATACACAGCTGTTTAACGTCTTCTACTTCCATGTTGAAATTAACAAACACAACAACTCTATCTTCGTATGAGTCTAGGAAGTCTTCTAGCCATTCAATTTTATTATTAGATACTTTTTCTTGACTAATAAAACCACTACATAATTGTCGAAGATACATTCTCAACACACTTGAATTTTCTGCGATAATGTCACCGTGAACTCTGGTTCGTTTGAATTTATCGATTGATTTATGTTTTTGAATTTTAGTGTTAACCTCAGTCGGTATCATTTCGTCTTTAATATCTCGTTTAAAGAATACACAATTTCTGTTGATATGTTCATCAAGTTCTTTGTAATTTTTATACCCAACTAATTCGGTAAAATACTTACCGTTCATCTCTTTTAATTGGAAGATACAATAATCTCGTCTAAATTCTTTTTCTGACATTTTGAATACATCAATGAAAGATAACTGATTATAATAATCCAAGTAACCATGATTTTGTGGTGTGCCCGTAAGTATGCACTTTGACTTAGTTTTAACAGATAACTTTCGAGTGAACTTACCAATTTTAGATTTAGTATTTTTAATTTTGTGTGACTCATCGACTATCACGAACCACTCTTCGTTAATAAAATTAATGATATGTTTGTCGAGTCGCCAAATGCTTTCGTAATTACAAATAATAACTTCAATTGATTTATCTTCTAAAATCTCTATGTTCTTAGCAGTGCCTTTGTTTAACAACGCGATATTTGTAATGTCACCGAAATTTTGAATGACTTCATCTCGCCAATCGAATATCTTACTGACCAAACATATGATTAATAATTTCTTTTTGTTTGATTTTTCGAACAAAGCGAGTGAAGTTATTGTTTTACCTGTACCCATGTCCATAAATAAAGCAGACGAAGGATTAATTTGGTTGTCAACTATTCTCTTTTGGTACTGATACAGTTTGTTGTAAATCATTTCGGTGCTCCAAATATTCTTTATATAGTTGTTCAAAATTACAATCTAATCCTTTGCCTGCTTTTTTACGAAGCATCTTCTTAAAATCTTTAAGCGTTAAATCAGGAAATTGTTTTACGATATACATCGCAGCTTTGATATAATGTGATGCGTCGTAATTCATTTTTTCTTAACGATAGCCTTTACTAATTCCATAAATATTCCTTCTAACAAAATATCTAATGTATTTCGTTTGCTCGGTTTATTATAATTTCTTCCTTTTTTGCGCATATTGTTTTTCCAACCTTTCTAATGTTGACAGTATTTCTTTTAATAATTCGTAATCTTTACTCGGGTAACGTTCTCTGATTACTCTTCTCACAGTTGCGTAAGTGTAATATTTCGGAAGCTCTTTTGCGAAGCTAGTGATATTCATCTCAATTCGAGTAATTCGTTGTTCTACTAGGTTTGCGTCAAATTCAATTTCAGGTTTTAATTGTTCGAACTTAGACATTTTCTTATACATTTTTTCTAATATGTATATCTCAGCAGTAATGCTATAATTTAATAATCTGCTTAAATATTGTGGTGTAATGTATAACTTCTTAGCCATTTCGAAATTAGTATAACCTTTGTCAGACATCAATTGTTTTGTCTTTGCCTTTAATTCTAATAGTCTTTCAAATTCTTTAAACTTGTCCATTACTTGCTCCAGTCTCTCATTTCTTTTTCTTTACCGTTATCTAAATAGTCTATCAAATCAACAACTTCTTTTAATGACCACACCGCAATTCCAACACCACCTGCGTTATTAATTCTTTCAAGTTTAACTAATTGAATTTCAGAAGGTTTGTTATTACCAACTTTAACTTCAATTCCTAGAAACCTTCCTTTATAACAAGCGATAATATCAGGAATACCTGCAGATTGAAACCCTCCGCCCCAAATTTTTTCTACATATGCGCCTTTTTCTTTTAAGTATTTTTTAATCTTCGCAACCAATTGGGACTCATTCATATTCGTTCCTCCTTTTAATAAATTATTTTTAATCTAGAAATAATCTCTGGACTGACAAGATATTGACAAATCTCAAATTCATCTTTACCGACAGCATATCTAAACTGATTAACAATGCTTTCCTCTTTCATTGTAAACAACAAATGTTTTTTAAAACCGTGTGGGAATTTTTGGTTAAACACACCGTCGAATGCTTTGGCACTAATCTCTACAGTGAAAGCGTTAGGCATCAATCGATTTGCTATTTTATTTCTTAAGTCATAGTATTTTCTATATACATTGCCATTAAGTGGCGTGTTAGCTAATATTTTATCTATAAGTAGTGTTAATAGTTCTAATCTAACTTCTAATAACTCTCTATCATCATGAGAGTAACAAATATCTCTCATGAATAGTTCAATTAAACTAACACACATTCCTGTTGATAAAGCATTGTATGCCTTATGTGTTTCCGACGTCATACTCATAAGTTACCCCATTTCAAAGTTCACAACTTCTTTTAATTTTTCTGAAAACCATTCAGGTGGTTTTCGTTTACCGCTAAGATATAACGATACTGTACATTGAGCAACATTCATTTTATCTGCAACTTCGTTTTGAGAAATTCCCATTTTTCTAAGTTGTTTTGCCAATGAATTTTCTCTACGTTCGTCTCGTTCAAGAACTGTTAGTATCTCAACCCATGGTTGTCGATTAACTTTTCTTGAATATCTGGCTTTTCGTTTTACAAATTCAATTAATTCTTCGTTTGTCATTGTCCCACCTCGTCGATACATAACGTGTTATAACTGTTAACCCGTATCTTATTTTCTCGTAGCATCTTTTCGAATTTTTCTTTTGCTGCATCTTTATCTTCTGCAGTGACATAATACGTATTTGACATTACAATTTTAAACTGTTTATTCTTCTTCATCGTCTTTTTCATCTGCTTTTTCTGCGCGTATTTTGTCTGCCAACAACCAATCTTTCATAAATTCTATGTGTTCAAGTGATACACCCAAACCGAGAACTTCACGTTGATAATATTCTCTAATATCGAACCGTTTTGTTTTTGTGTCGTAGTCGAAATAGTTATAGTATTTTCTACATAGACCAACAAGTATTTTTTCAACTGAGTGACCTTGACCAATCATTTGATTTTCAAGTCGCTCATTTTCGTTTTTAACGTTTTCTAATTCTCTAACGATGGCTGTGTAGTCATCTAACTCCATTGTTACTTGACCTTTCATGTTATCAAGCATATGAAGCAATATGCAATCGCAATTACAACTAATGCGAATGTTAAAACATAAAGTAATAGTGTGACTAAAATGAATGGTTTGAAGTGTTCATTTTTATATTCAGATAATAATCGTTTAATGTTTTGCATTGTCGTTCTCCTTTCCAAATAACTCGTAATACTTCGGTAATAATAATGCTTTAATAAATAACTGTAAATCAACAACGTCCAATGTGTCTTCGAATAAAACAAATTTAATATCACCATCAATGCATAACTTAAATTTAATGGTTATTGTTTCGTCTTTGTCATACACAGCATCAAGCACGTTATCAACATCAAGATTTTTAGCTTTTAATAAATCAACACCAACTTCGAATAGCATTTCGGGTGGTAAGCTAACATCGAATGCGATACCCTCTTTGGTCAAAATAATAGTTTGTGAATTAGAAGTTTTCATAATTTTCAAGTTCCTTTTGTATATATTTATTATAACATTATATTAAACAATTGTAAATACTTATTTGTAATATATTACAATTTTTTAAAACAAGCATCAAATAGTTCTGTAGAACAGATAAACGTGTTAGTCGAAGGGTTACCGTTAATCATTTGTGTGAAAATAGTACGTTCAAGTGATTGAAAAATAACAGTATACGTCATGTCCGATAGCTCTAAATATACATTTGTTCTTGTTAGAAAATCTTTTTGTTGTTTTTTAACTGCACAATTTGCAGTTTGAATATACTCATTCATTGTGTTGTACCTTTAAGTTGTATAATTTCATCACAGCTCTGTGTAAGTCTTTGTCAATGTCAACCTTAACATATTTGAATTTTGTTTTTGTGATTTGTAAGACTCTTAAATCTGTAATTTGAAGACAAAAACCATCTAATAAACCTGAGTCTTCCAATAACGCCAAATACATATTCAATTGTAGAGTAACCTTTGTCATGTTTAATTTTGACGATGTCTTATAATCACACATGACTAATGTGTTATCTACAATAAACAATGCATCAATTACACCTTTGAAACCTAATCGCTCAGACAATAATTTTAATTCAGCACCCACGAATTCAGGGTTGTATTTATTATACCACTGCATAAAACTTTCAAAGTACGGTAGGTCTTCAACACGCATTGTTAATCTTGCACCTGTTGTAGAAAATTCTTCGATTGCTTTATGTACTGCACTGCCTCGTCTCATTGCTTCTTCCAAAACTGCAGGTGGAATATTAGCGAATTCTTCGTCACCAAATATTCTTCCTAAAATACCAGTTGTACCTCTAATATGTGTATTGAAGAAAGCATCATCACTAATTATTGTTTCAAATCTCATTTTAATTCTCCTGTTTCTAGATACTCTAATATATCATTTACCACAAATTCGCAACCTTGATTATAATGAGCTTCAAAATCAGTATACGTAATATCAGTTTCAAATTTATTCTTTCGTTTATTCAAATACCCAACTAACTTCTCGTGTTTAGTAATAAGTGTTTGAAGTGTTTCAAGTTCAGGTTTGAAACATTGACTTAATTTAACCTCTTCATAGTCACTATCAATACTGAACTCGTTTATTTTGTTTAATGCAATTTGTTCTTTACTCATACTGTGTGACCATTATCTTTTCTAGTTAGGTCGATTTCGTGCAATAAATTAAGTTTGAATTTGTTAACGTCGACTACAGATTTATTGTTATAAAATTCTTCAATAAACATACATACTCTATCAATTACAAATTCTTCGCATTGTTCTTCAAGGTCACTTGGAAACGATGGTTTGAATGTGTCTTCAAAGTATTTCGCAGACATGATTTGAAACTTACCTTTTTCTCTTACAAGATAATCACCAACTTTTAATATTCTTAATTTTTCGTCAATATTAATCGCATAACCATTCGCTGAAACATACTCTACCACTAATTCCCATACTCTACCTGATAACAACATATGCCCCATAAGTTTTCTAACATCATTAATATTATTACCATCGAACTTAACTGCACTCACTTTTCTTTTACTTTCGAATATCATAATGTATTCTCCTTTTTATAAATACATTATAACACAATATTAACTGTTTGTAAACTATTACTTACAAAAGTTAATGAAGTTAATGAAGTTAATGAAGTTAATGAAAAAATATTAAGTTATACATAATTTATTTTTAATATTTCGTTGGTATCATTCTTTAACTTCATTAACTTTATTAACCTAAATGAAAAAAATAAGCCTTTCGGCTTATTGTTGTAAATTCATAATTGTTAGAATAATACTTACAATGGTTGACAGAGTTGTTGTTATGATTAATCGATAAGCCCATATCTGAGAATGTTCCAATGACTTAACTCTTTCTTCTACTCGTACAAATCGTTCTTCTAATCCATTATGCTTTTCAGTATCTAATTTAGGTGCATACTCTATGTATGAGTCTATCTTGGCAACTTTAATCTTAATATCATTTATGTCGGTAAATACTTTGTCTAATTTTTCAAGCATGTTCATTGGTACATCTGGCATCGCATTACACCAATTCTATGTCTTTAGCAAATACCCAAGAATAGATACCTTTTTTAGTAATTAGACCTGTCTTAGAAACTTCCCTGACTAATAAACATTTGGTTTTGTCAATACTTACTTGACCAATATAATGTTCTGCATTTCTGACAAATGACGGTATTCTTCCCCTTGTTGAAAATAATAAATTCATTGCGCCTGGGTTCTTAAATTTGACTCTGCTTCCAACTTTAAGTGTGGCAGGTTTCTGTTTTACTTCTACAGGTTCAGGAATCGCGTCTGCTGAATCTTCTACAGTTTCGCTTGTTTCCTTATCAAGAATTTCTTCTGTTTCACCATCGTCTTCCTGTGAATCGACAGGTATTGTTGCCCATACATAACCCATATCTTTTATGATTTCAGTATCATCGATAAAGAACACACTCATAGGAGGTACTTCATTCTTTATTTCCCAAACACCAAATTCATTCTGGACTAACGGATAACCACCTAGGTACTTACCTTTAGCAACTGCGATATGAACGTGATTGCCTGTTGCATTACCCGCAGTACCTTCGTCGTATATCTTTGTGCCTTGTACGAATGTTTTACCATCAACTCGATTTCGCATGTCATCGATATTATTGTCATGCCACATTACGAAGTGATAATAATCAACACCACCATCTGCTAAATTACAAGCATTAACCGATTCGAAACATAATCCATTACCAGATTTCTTATCTGCCCATCTGAGTTTAACATTAGAAGGCGCGAAATACTGAGATATTCCTACGCCTTTACCCGCATCATCGATTGACATACTTCCCAAATGTGAGAACGAATTCCCCATTCCTTGAGTAGTGTTGAGATAGAGACCTGGCCACATTGCATATTCGACGCCATTGACGTCTTTGTATACTGTATTTGGCTTCATAGTTTACCTCTCTCTTACCAATTAACTTTGCTATCAGGGTTGTTAAGAATACCGACGGTTGTCAATAGTTCTAACACTAAAATTAAGATTGCTTTATAGTGGTCAGCAATTTCTAGTGGTAAGACATTGCCTAACACCAAAATGCTTAATACTTGCGATATGACTGCCATCCATAAAACTGGGCTTTGCCATTTTTTCTGTGTCATGTTGTTCTCCTTTCTACATGTATATTATATACTATGAGTTTACATTTATATACTGGCTACTTCATCTTGTATAATGTAAATCTACTACCTATACCGAATGGGAAACCGGCATCTATAAACAAGCGTATTGAAGTAATAGACGTGGTTGTAAATGTGCTTGAACCATAGTACTTATGCAACTCAACTATGTTATTCAATCCGCGATTAACATCAGATTGATAAGTAATATAACCGCTATTGTTTAATTTAATATATGTTCTTGCAAATGTGCCAACACCACTACTCAATCCTAATGAGAACCAAGGAGAGTTCTGTCTTTCACCGTTCATAGTTGTTCCGTAAGCCGCAACTCTTTGTGCATAATAATTTGTATTTGTATTATTGCCATTGAAGTGAATTAAGTGTGGTGTATTTGCTACACTTACTAATGTTGAAACCAACATATATTCACTTCCTTTATCAATGGTCAAATCTGGAATATTAACTATATTTGCGGTCGACGCAAGAGTAAGGTCAAACATGACTTTTGCTTTCAAACGATACAATTGAAATCTTGACCCGATGCCTATACCATTTGCGCCTGAACTTGCGATTCTTATTGATGTGATTGATGTTGCTGTAAATGTTGTGGCGCCATAGTGGTCATTCAACATGAGTGTATTGCCTGCTATTTCTCTTGTGGTATTTGTTTGTTGAACGATATAACCGTTATTTGCTAACTTAATTTTACTAACACTTACATTTCGTCTTGCTCCATTAACAAATGAGAACACTGCATCATTTGCTCTTTCTCCAGTTGTTGACGTTCCACTACTTTCCATTCTTTCTCTCCAATAATTTGTTGCAGTATAGTTAGCATTGTATAACAATGAAAACGCAACACTTGTACCAATAACAGAATATATGGTTGAAACCAACATTAACTCGTCATCTTTACCGTAACTCAAACTGCTGAAATCAACATTTGTAGTCGCTGTTCCGACGGTTGTATCTGCTAACAATTCATAAGCAGGATTAACTCTGTTGAATGTGTTTTTTAATATTGCATCTGACATGTTATTTACCTACCTTATAGAGTTGAAATCTAGAACCTATACCTATTGATGCAGTTGCTTCATAAATTCTTAATGAAGTAGCATTTGTAATTGTGAAAGTTGAACTTCCGTAGTATTCTCTAATAGCAAGTGAAGAACCGCCTACGCCATTAGTTACATGTGATTGCCACGTAAATATACCGTTATCACTTATTTTTATATGACATCTTGTAGACGAACGACCAGACGCAATGTTTAAAATTGCGTATGGAATGTTTTCTCTACCTTGAGCGATTGTTGCCGAAGCAACATCCAACCCTTGGCAGTAGTAGTTTGAATTAGTATAGTTCGCATTTACGTATAACGTATAACCTTTAGATACTCCTGCAGCGTTGATTATTTCAGCTTCTAAAACATATTCTTCACCCTTAACTAAATTAAGACCTGTTATATCTACTGTGTTTGTTGCACTTCCGGTGATTGTGTTATCATATAGAAGTTCATATTCATTCTTAACGATACTTCTACGAGTTAATACTGCCTCAGCCATTATCTCACCACCACAAGTTGAATACTTATGTCTGCAGTAGGTACTGTATCGGCATAACAAGTAATCGTGTTTGCACTTGTAACTACTCTATAGACTTGTGCCCAATTTGTTCTCATAGTAACATCTGTTGCGTATGTACCTGTTAATACTAAATCTATGATTGGCTTGTCAGTTGCTAACATACCTGTTACGGTAACTGCTTTAGAATATGGTGCAGAAGCCCCTGTCCAAGAAGCACTAGGAATAGTAGCAGTATAAACTGTATAAGTTGCTAATTCTCCAACAATTGTATCGACTTCTGTTTCCGTGTAGTACCTGGTATCTAATTGACCTGCATTAAGTTCTGTTTCAGTGTAGTATCTTTCATCATGTGTATGACCATCATTTTCGACAGTTAATGGACTTGCAGCAGTACCGTTACCTGTTAACGTTGCATCAGTTATAACTGAGCTTAAATACGAACCACTTATTGCAGTTTGAGAAATCTTAGTTCCTTCAAGTTTTTCAACACTAATTAAAGACCAACTTGTAGAACTTGCCTTAATAATAATCTTTCCAATAAATACAAATTCACTCAGTAATGATGATGTCTCACCATGTGATAAATCGCTAGGTGTTAGACTTTGGATGTTTGACAAACTTGTAGACACCAACTGTGGTTGAGAAAACATATAACGGTATTTTTGACTCTCAGTATCACTTGTCACAGGTATTGCCACAACAAATATTGCGCCATATTGATTATTACTAAATAATGTTTGTACCCAATTTCCACCTGTGAACTGGTTCCAATAAGGTAATGAGCCGTTGTTAGCAATTATTTCAGTTTGAGCAGGCAATAGGTTTCTAATTCCTGTGCTGGTTAACCATCGTTGAGTGTATGAATTAGTTGTTAGTGCCGCAACCACTGAGTTCAAATCTTCATCACAAACGTATGTGGTACTAATTTGCGGCCTACGATTAGTTGCCACCGTGCTATTCAATGTAAAACTAGAGAAATCTCCACCTGAACATTTGAATGAACCAATAGTATTATGTATAACTTGATGAACAGAACTAGGCATAAAACCATGAACTTCACGAATACCAATTTTATGTGAGTTATATTGAACATAAGCAATCATTAACATGTCAAAGTCCCAAGGTGTCGTATTAAAAACGATATTAGAACCATCATAATATAAATAATAACTTGTTTGCACATCAGCATGGGCAGGACTTTCCCAACCACTTACCAAAGATGGTATTTTGTTTCCTCTATAGTATGCTTCGAATGTTCCTGTCAATGTGACTTTGCGAGTTGTCGAGTTGTAAGATATAACGATGTCACTGTTATTTGTAAACCCTGTTGGGTCTTTTGTAATAACAGGAATATTTTGTAATACACCAACTGCAACATCAATCTTGTCTGCATTGTCATTAACGTGATTTACTGTAAATTGTTCGTCACCTACAGGTTGTATCAAGTTAAGATTTGTCGTATAATTAGGCATATTTTGTAACCTCCTTCATGAGTTAATTATATACTTTCTAAATCGGCAATAGAAACTAATGTTCCATTCGTCATAATTTTAATATCTTCGATAGTTGTTAACACACCATTGAAATAAATTTGATGTGGCATAGCGTCTTCATATGATGGTGTATATTGGTCTAATTTATTTATGTCTGTTGTAGTACCGCCCCCACCGGGGTCAGGTGGAACGATTGTTTTAGCTTTTGCATACATCGCGACAACGTTCTTTATTTCACGAGTAGTCGATACTTTCCACGAGCCTTGATAAATGAGTGATACTGAACCACCACCATCCATTGCTACTGCATTTCTTAATCCTAAACTTTGAGCTAAACTAAGGCATTGAGCACCAGTTAATCCTGAAGAACCGGTTACACCTGCAACCGCAATAAAGTATATTGCACCTGACGAATCATCACCTACGATTGCTCTACCTGATAACGAACTGTAAGAACCTTGTGATGAAGTATTACCCTGGTCAACAACACCGTTTCTTAATAAACCAAACGCGCCTGTAAAACCACCACGATAACCACCCCAATTTGATTTGATTAACCCTTGAGTTTCAACAATTGGTAAGTTACTATCATTACCATTGTGTGCTAAACCCATAACATCATCTAACCACGCATCATCATTTTCATTGACTGTCCAAAATGCTTTTTCGATACCTGAAGCGAACTGTCCGCTAAAGAATAAACCACCATTGATAACACCGACTTTTGACCAACCATTTGCTTCAAGATAACTATCACTAAATTCTGATGCTAATTTTAATGGGTCACCGCTGTCATAACGGTCTGCGAGGATGGATAACTGAATATTTTCGTTAGCATCCTCTTGACCTTTAATGATATGAATCGTTTTACTCAAATACGTGGTCGTGTAATAACTATACATATCTGTGACCCGAAGCATCGAAGCTTAATTCTCTTACAGCTATCATTGTCGCATTTGTTAAATTGCCGCTGTTATCGTCTTGGTTTGTTCTCCACACCAGTTTTAAGTATTTGAAGTATAAACCACTGTTAGACATAACTGTAGCAGTTGATGTTGTTTTCCAAGTGTCTTCGAATGCAATTGTGTCGTACAATGAAACCCACGTATGAGCATCATTACTTCCAAAGAAAGCAAATGACTTAGGTGAGTTCTTAGGTTCGTGGTCTTGTCCCCAACCAGTTAATTGGAAACTATTAAACTGAACAGAACCTTTAAACTTGATTATCTGAACACCTGGTAGAGTACCGTATGGCATCATAATTCCATTACTGAAATAAGTATCATTATCAAATATTAAATACGGATAGTTAGAACCTTTGAAACTTGAAGCTTCCATACTCTCAACAATTGTATTTGTGGTTGCAGAAGTAGAAGTCCAGTAATTATAATCAGTCGGCCAAGTACCAACTTGTGACCACGTATAACCTGTTCCAAATTCTTGTGGAAAGTTAGTCGACGTAAATGGTGTTGTCTCGTTATAGATAATTAGAATATCGCCGTCTTCCATTCCATCTGGGTCTGGGTCAGATTCTTTTTTTCTAAATATCGTTGGTTGTAAAACACCGTTTTTGAATGACTCACCTTGAATATCTAGCACACCTTGTTCGTGTATTTTACCTGCTCCAACTCCTGTCTTTCCTACAGAGAACGGTACTAATGCCGTTGGTAATATGTCAGTAACATACACTGTATTAAATAAATCTTCAATAACTATTCTTGCAGTATAAGATTTATCAGTTAAGAACGGCAAATCGTATGAAAGTGTGGCAGTCACATCGAGCCCTGGTGCAGTAATCAACGTATCAATGTCTACCCAAGTTGTAGTAAAATATTGTCGTTTGTATTTTAAGAAGTTGTATTCTGTACTTGCGTATATTACTGGACTTGATGCTATATCTATCGCAAAATCAGCTTGCGTTTCTGTTGTTGTATTTCTTGAAACATTAAATAAATTAACTTGCGGCTTTGAGTAGTGTGTTGTAGAACCAAAGTTTCCATATGCTCCAGCCCAAGGTGTTTGTTGAATATTTGTTATAACTCCCCAACCAGCGTATAGAATTTTATTTCCACTTTGTGATGTATATACCCAATCAGCCAACATTGTGCCAAAGTTGTATTCTGCATAGCCGCCAGTAAAAGTTATTTCTGGTGAATATGTTTTAACATCGTTCTTGTCCCACACTACAAATCTAATCTTTGAAATTACTTCACCAGGTAATGGTGTTACAGTGGCATGTATCGTAACAGTACTAACCCCTTCTATGAATAGAAAAGGTAACACACCCCCTGGATTACTATTATATGCTCCACTCGTTGATGTAGGCATGTTATTCCTCCCCTATATATCTAAATACGGTTATATTGTTGTTGAATTTCTCAATCTTGTGAACACCAATTATTAAGTTAGTTTCTACAACACCTTGTTTAATTCGTAATTCATTATTATTCATGTAGGCAATTTTAGTGCCTCCATCATAGAAACCCATCTCAGTCTCGTCTATTTTTATAGCGAAATCGTTAATACTATTATTTATTTCTAAACCATCTGCGTTGAATATAAAATTTTTATTGACGTTAGATATGGTCTCACCGAATTGGTCATTTGTTATCGTTTGAACAGTAATTGTAAATGCTTCTGGTTCAAGTTTGGCTTCAACACTATTCAAATCTTCAGCTAGTAAGATTATTTCATTGTTTGCTTTATCAACCATTATTTCTGTTCTACGAACACGTTTATCTAACGAAGGTTTGTTTTTGTATTTAGTATCTGCGGGTGTAATTGCGTATGTTTTTAATTTTCCACTTAATCCACCATTATACAACACATAAATTTCATCGATACAAGGTAGAAATATTGAATCGTTCATCAATGTTATTTCAACCAAATCGTTTAGTTCTAAGTAAGGGAAACCTCTGTACTCAATATTAAATGGTACATTTTTATAACCATTTACTACATCGAACATATCGTTAATCACCGCTAAACGTTTTTCTTCTGTATTGATAAATGGATTATCTTCTATTGCAACCTCTATTGAACCATCAACTAATACTTTTTCTTCATCTGAGATGCTATTATTCTCACCTTCAACTTGACTTATTTTGAGTGTCAAAGTATTTACACCCATTGTTTTATAACTATTTTCTAGCAACTTCAAATTCCAATACGTGTCTTTAGATATATCATCTATCGATTCTTCAGAGAATATAGTGACTAATTCGTCATACGTATACAAACTCATCTCGTTATATGTGAATTGACTTAAAAAGTTATATGTAGAACCTATACTATCATATGTTTGGAATGAATTGTTAAATACTAATTGATTAGAAACATTTGTGCTTACAAAACATAATGCTAATTGCGCAATACTTGCAACTATTTCTCTACAAGTAGTTAAATTCTCAATCGGTTGTTCTGTTAAAATAAAACTACCGTTTAATATTGATGAGTTATACATTGTCAAACCACAATATTCAATTACATTTTTTGCGTAATCTAATAACGAAATTGGGTATACATTACTATCGATATATTCTTTATTTAATTTATATGTATAATCCGCTGCATAAATTTTAGTTACATTTGTTGTGTCGTTATAATTCATTTCGACAATTATAAACGTTTGATATTCGACATATTCATACACAGAGCCAACTAATATTCCTATTTTTGGTACAAGGGTTTTTTCAACAGTTAAATCTAACAATTGAGTTTTATCACCTAATAATTCAACGACGACGTTATATGGTGCAATAACACCAATATTAGAACCGTTGTTCTTAGATGAAGCAGATATTTCAATTTTTAATAAATCATCATCTGTAAACGATAAAGCAGTAATTCCGTCAGAAATTACTACTTCACCGCTACTACTTACTGATAAGTTTTTAATTTGTTGTTTGAAGTCAACGGACACAGTTTTCATTAGTACTCTACCAAACTAACTTTAAACGGTTTAAACCACACGTCTGTGTTAGTAGTCCCTCTCGTTTTAAGTATAGCGACAGAAATATCACCATGATAGAACGTACCCGTAACAACTAATCCTGTAAACATATCTTCATACTCTACTGAAAAACTTTCACTATTCAACATTGGAAGAATAACCCCCATTTGAGTTTTGTTCATTGTAGGAAATTCAATTTCAAATTTAAACTTTTGAGCAACAGGATTACGAATTAACTTACCGCTTGCACTTCTATTTGAGTCCAAATCTAATGTATATCTTGTCATCAATAAGTCCTGCGGTACAGGAGGTACGACGCCATTTATCTTTCGAATGTAATATAACATGTTTACCTCCTAGTAAGCATTGACAGTTTTACCTGTAAGCTTTGCAGTTCTGTTGATATTATCTATCAATACACTTCCTACAATCGTGTCATCTAAATACATGTTAATTCTATATGCTTGACCATTACTTCCATTTCCTATTGCGTCTGCAACTGCATCTGCAATGTCTTGTTTCATACTTGCAAATTGCGGTGATTGACCTAATGGTACAACTGCTTCATCATATCTTCCTTCACCTATCATTGCCATAGTTGGTCCTGATGCGATAGCACCACTTGCCAAGTAAGGAATGTTACTCATTGTAGGAATACTAATTCCGAAAGATTTGCCACCAATAAGTGGTACCCACCAAGGTGCAGTAAACTTAATTGAGTTTAATCCTCTAATCATTGTGTTAATACCATTAATAACTGTGTTAACCATACCGAGTATTAGATTTATTGGTCCTTTGACAAGATTAGCTAAACCACTGAACACACCAACAATAATTAATTTAATGCCTTCCCAAGCTTTCTTCCAGTTACCCGTAAATACACCTGAGATAAACATAACTAAACCTTTGAATATGTCCATGATAGCGTTAAACGAATTTTTCCAATTCTGCAATACAGCAGCTAACATTTCAAATATGCCACCTTTAAACTTATCTTGTAAATAGTTAATTACTTTGTTAAAGCCATCTCTAATCCAATCTAGAACACCAACTATCTTATCACCGAATAATACGAATATTGCTATTACCGCAACGATTGCGATAGTGATTAAATTGAAGCCGAAGAACCATAACATTGCTAACACTGCAACAACCCCGCCTAAGATTAATACTATGTCGACTAAAGCTTTTAAATAGCCTAACAACACAGGACCGTTTGCATCCCACCATTTTTTGACATCATCCCAATTAAGTATGATGTATGCGATTAATCCGATTAAGATTAATGCCAACCCAATTGGTGACATAAGCATCGTGCCTAAGTTAATTAAACCTGTGAGCAAATTCATAACTGTAAGAGCTGCAATTACACCTGCAATTCCTGCAAGTAATAACAAAATCAAGTCTTTATTTTCAGTGATAACTCGTTTGAAGTCTTCTAAACCTTTAAGTTGTTCTGTCATATCATATGGTGTAAAATCTAACGCTTCAGCTGCAACACCACTGTCTGTCTGAGTTGTGATGTTGTTTATTTCGTCAAAACCAGATAACTGAGATTTTGCATCTGCAATAGATTCTCCAAACTTGCTCATCTGTTTGATTGATTTACTGATAGCCATGTTTGTTCCAAATATTACATTAATGAATGTGATGAAATACCCAATTGCAACTATTGTCCATTGTACAAGCACCTTTAATCCATCTAATGCTAAGTAAATCATTGGCGCTAACGCTTGACCTAACGCAGCAATCATAGAGTTTGTCTGTTTGTTTAGTTCTTCATCTCTTGAAATATAATCACGAGTTGCCCTAGTAAGCAATGCCCAAGCAGTTCTTAAACCAATCAAACTTACAATAAACCGTCTTATTCTAACGCTTGCCCTATGCATTGTTTTGTTAATTTGAGAACCAAAACTTTGTACAGAGTCTTTTACACTGTCAATTCCGGTTGTGACTTTTGATAATTTTGCGTTATTCAAATTGTCCATAGCTTGTTTGACAGCAGCTAATCTATTCTTTAACACCTGAGAAGACGAAGCTAATTTATCAACTTGTGTTTGTGCAGCTTTACTAAATTCAGAAGAATTAGATGTGCCAACCATTCGTTGATATTCTGCCATCTCAGCTTGTAATATGTCTAATTTTGATTTTGTGCTATCAAATTCTTTATTTAAAGCACGAACAGTCATTGTACTCAAAGACCTTGACAATTCCTGAACTGATGCTGTCGTAGAACCCACGTCAGTTTTCAATTTAGTAAAGCTTAAGTCATTTGCTTGACCAATGTCTTCTTTTACTTTCTTTAACGAATCGGATGAGCGCTGTGCAGCTTGTTCTAAATTTTTAGAATCGCCTGTAATTTCTACATTCAATCTACCAATTCTCATTTTTGCTCACCTTCCTTTAATTTTTTTAATCTAGCGATTATACTTTCAATCTGGTTGGCTTTTTCTACGTCAACTTTATTTTTATTCGTAGGTTTCTTTTCAAAATTCTTAGCAATCTTTTCTAAGTATTTTTGTAAAGGTTTTAAACGTTTCGAAGAGTTTACGAAACTAGCAGTTGTGTGCGCCAAAGTGACGATGTTTTCTTGTTCTCGTCTTATTTTTTTTCGATAACCAATTATATAGTTATTAAATTCCCAAAGGTGCATGTCCATAATATCACTTGGTTTCAAGTCATACGCTGCACCTTCTCGAATTAATATTTCTATAAAATCTAATCGTTCTGGGTTTGGTACTTTTGAATTTGTGCTCGTTTCTCTGACAACTTTTTTTCGATTTCGTCCTCAGTTAAACCTGGGTATTGAATTTGTTTTACGAACCATGTAAGTTCATCTGTCAAATCTCCTAGCCCGCATGTTTCAAAGATATGTGCCGTAAATTCAGACTCAGTGATTTGCTCAGGAGATAATCCGCAATATAGTAATGCAATCATTCCTTCAGTATCTAATTTGTCTAATTCTTCGACAACTTGATTATACGTCTTTCTAAATTTAGATTTGATGCGTACTGTTGCGCCCAACTTACAATTAAAATCAAATTCTCTACCTTGAATTGTTCTTAGCATAAAGCCTCCTGTTTGTTTTGAATAAAAAATAACTCAGTACACCGGTTATCGATATACTGAGTTCATCGAATTAAGCCGGTAATTCTAATACGATAGCGTTACTACCTGATACCGAAATCGAAATTGTAACGTTTCCATCTGCTTCATTACTAATCGATAATGAATCGATGTAAGCTGTACCTTCAAAATAAGTAGTGGTATCTAAACCAAAACCGAATGTTAGTAATGTTCCTGCTTCGAATGCAGTAACTAATGCAGCTTGACCTGAAGTTGTTGCGAAGTCCGCAGCGCCATCAGCACTTCCAGTCCAATCCTTAATCGTAGGTACTTTTTCTTTGTAATCATTTCCGAATGAAACGATTTCAGCCATTTCCGAAGTTAGTTCGATTTCCCAACTCGACATATGAGCAATAGTGGCAGTACTGTTTTTAATATAACCTGTTAAACCGGTATATAGCATTTGTTTATGCCTCCTTTAAATTATCGATTTGAATGACGAAATTAATACTAAACATATATCTGTTTTTGTCATCTCTACCTAAGTGAAGTATATCACTAAATTGAGTAATTTTAACAACATATTTGTCACCAACTTCGCCACTTACGTGTAATATAATATCTGTGCATCTCTCAACTTCATGCACTGCGTCTACATAATTTTTGTTTCTAACCAATAATTGCATCATCGGTTCTCTTAACATCGGTTTTCTATTGCCTAAAGAATATGAGGGTGTGTTACCACTATTCAAATTCAATAGTATAATGTCGTCCGGTGTATCAGCTAACTGACCTTGTTTTGTATTAGCAGATAAGAGTAATCCAATAGCACTTAAAACTGTTTCCATTATTTTAACCCTTTCTCTACTGAGTCAGCGATGATTTTAATCATGGCATCTGTTTCTTGAACAAACGGTTCTTCTAAATATTTAGCCTGACCTACTTTGTGATTGAATGATAAATTTTCATGTTGTATTGGTGCGTATTCGTAGCCTGTGTTTGGGTCGTGAGCTTCGAATGAAACATATCTTTTTTTAGGACCATCTGCTGTGACAACACCACTTCTTTGTAATCTGCCTGTATCAACTGGCACGAGTGGTAATGCTTTATTTAGCAAATGCTCTGCAGCATCTTGAAGACCTTGTTCAGTATATCGTTTGACCTGCTTCATTTTTTTATTAAATGCTTTTTGAGCAGAGTTTAATCCACTGAATTTGAAACTCATATATAGACACTGTAACCCAAAACTTGATTAGTCACCAATGATTTATGTTCTTTTATCAACAACACATCTAAGCCATTCAAATTATCTAAAGTACTCACCTTTGTTTTTGTGTAAATTTTAAACTTACATTTAATAAATTCAGCTTTTTCAGTTTTGATAATTGTGTCTGTTTCAACAATTCTACACTTAATGGTTGTGGCTGTTGAGAAAACTCTTTCATTGAAAGCATTCACTGAAGTGCAAACTTTAAGAGGGACCAAATCTTTAAAGCTGTCAAATATAGTAGTTTGCAAGTAGGTACTCCTTGTCCATCGAGCCTGGCAACTTTTTCAAATGACTAACGCTCGATAATAATGTTTTTGGAAAGCCGTTTGATTTTCCTGATTCTTTTATATACGAGTAACCGTCTAACGTTTCTGAAACAACACCGAATGCCTCTTGAGAACTAGATTTAGAATATCTAATAAAACTTGCAATTATATCATCTGTAATTGGAAATGACAACTTAATGACATAACCATAAATCTCTTCGGGATAAGTTTTTTCGTTTGTCTCTATTTCCATTAAGTCAACTGAGATAGCTTTGATAGTATAAATGTGAGGGTTGTTCAACGACGTCTTAAGTTCAATTGTGTCACCTACAATAAATGCATCAAATGGTAATAAAGTACTACTAATCTTATTACTTGAAGTAATGACTAAATCATCAAGTATACTAACAGAAGTAATGAAACCTCTGTTAGTATAGTTGCGTATTGATTGTAATACTGAAGGAAGTAAAGTTCGAACATCCGCTTCAGCGCAACCACTTAATGTGACGATATTAGTAATGTCGAACATGTTCAATTACCTACTAAACTATTAGAACCCATTTACTAGCAGCTAAATCGGTAGCAAATGTGCCTGATGTATGAGAAGTTAAGCACTTGTAAGTGAAACCACCTTGAGTGACATAAACACCTGCAACGTATGCAGTACTTGTTTCCCAAGCAGTTACAGTACCAACTAATAATTTAGCATGCATAAATTCTGCACCGTGGTCTAAACCAAATTCAGCATAAATTTCATGAGATGCTCCACCACGTTGTGATAATGGTTTAACAGTAATGACTTGTCCAGATTCTCTGTCTAGAGTAAATACTGGTCTTACGAATGAAATGTCTGCTAATAGGATAGTGTCTGAAGGAATGTCGTTATCTACAACGATATAAATTGTACGACCGAAGTCTGTGACTAATGCTTCAACTGCAACGCCAGCCATGAAACGATTACGTTCAACTTCAGTTAATTTTTCTGTGAAGAATAATTTTGAAAGAGCGATTTTGTTTGCAGAGTTAACGAAGAAAGTTGGAGTTTCAAATGCTCCCTTATCAAATACTTTACGAACGATTAAATCGATATTATCAGCATCTAATGCGCCTACAACGATGTTAGAAGCGATTGCCGCTAAAATACCACGAGTCTTTAATGCAACAGCTGAATTCGTTAAACCGCCATTTGCGAACACACCATTGATTGCAGTGTAGTTCATATCGCGTTTCATCTTTTCAAGATGTAACATAATTTGTAAAGCTTCTTCGTCTGATTGTTCAGGTGTCATACCGGCAGTATTAATACCACTTAGACGGCCTGACGCACGTTCACGTAATCTAGAAACTGTAACGTCTTCTTGGAAAATCTGAATGACGTTTGAGTCTTGAGATAAACCAAAGTAGGTAGGAGATGCTGCGCCTACAGAAGCAGCTTCAGTAATTGCAGGTTGACTAGGATTGTCTAATGCATACTTTACTGAAATAGGAAATTCCGGGTTAGTAGTAATGAGTGCATTAGCACCATCTACTCCACCAATCATCGATAAGAACTGAGTCTTATTAACGTTGGTATTAAATAACATACCTAAGAAATTAGGCGTATTTGGTAAACTTGCGTATCCGCTTGACATGAGTTATGCCTCCTTATTTTTTGTTTGCCTTTAAGTAATCTGAAATTGCGCCAACATAATTACCTGTTTTGTATTTTTCTTCAACTGTATTTGTCTGAGTCTGATTTGAACCTTTAATATAATTATCAGTTCTAACCTTTGTTTGACCAAAGAAATGAGGTTTAATAGTTTTCAATGCAGTAATAATGCCAGCTGGGTCTGATACATTACCTGATGCGTCTAACGTTATTTTGTCCAGCTCAATGTAATGCATTAATGCTTCTGTGTCAAATGCATTTTCGTCATCTAACAATTTGGTTAATTTGCTAATCTTTTGAGAGTTAACTCTATCAAGTTCAGCGTTAGCCAATTTTCGTTCCAACTCATTGACTTTTTTGAGAGCTTCGGCAGCTTCGCTCAATTTTGTCTGAGCCTCTTCTTCTGTTTTAACACCTAAAGATTTTAACAATTTTTCTTTTGCTTTGTCTTCACGAATCTTGACATAGCTCTTTTGTTGTTCCGTGCCTTCTTCTAAACCCTCAACTTCAGTTTTAACTTCTGGGACAGCTGGAGTAGTGATAGGTTTAACAACAGGTGGTTCAACCTGAGTAGTACTTGTTGTAGTCGTAATGATTTCTTCTGGCATTTTGATTTCTCCTGTTTATAGTCCATCGACTGTTTCCAAGTTTTATTGTTGCCCGTCAACATAGATTTCTGTATCACACCTACAATTTATATCTTCAGAAGCTACACCGAATAACCCTGGACCTTTGGTCAAATAACCATTAATCGAAAAGTAACCTTGTGCGTTTTCTTGAAGTCCATTGCTTAGAACATGCTCTTCTCTAGGTTTGATTGACTCCCAAGTGTATAACCAATGTCTACGTACTGTAAACCCGAGTTTTCTTGCGTTGTCAATTGCTGCTAATTTTGATTCTGTCCTAATTCGTGTAGATTCAGTCCGATAAAGTCTAAGCGTTTTTGCGACATCGCCGCTTAACAGCTTGTCCTTCCTATGATAAATTATATCATCAATTTGTGAAGTTTGATAACCACTATCAATAAAATCATATAATTTGTTATAAACGTTTTGTTTTAATAACAATTTGTTATTTTTTAACTCACCAGAGATAGTTTGTTGTATATTCTTATTAAAAAATAAACTCGTTGTGTTTGGCAGCATCGACAGAGCTATGTTTCCAGCTAATAGATAAAGTAATGTGTAATTGTCGCGTATTAACTCATTATAGTCTTTTACAAGGTACGCGTTAATTTCTCTATACATTTCATCTATCAGCTTGGAAATTTTTGTGTATAATAAGACAACAAACAATGGGTCTTTAGTTTTGAACTTTTTAAGTTCAGCGTCGATTAATCTTAAATACTTTAAGTAGATAAGTTTAATCTTCTTTTGACCCAGCATCTCCCTCGTTAGATTTTTCTTCGCCATCATTTGATTTATTTGCTGTTGAGTCATCGTTTACCTCTTCCTGTTTACCAAACACTGGGTCTAATAATCTTAATAATTCTTCGTCAGTATCGTCAACCATTGGGTGTTTGTCTAATGCTGTTTTCAACGATAAGAGTGTAGTACTTCTGATGACTGATTCGATGATTTCTTTTTCGTTAGTAATCATTGTTCTGTCAAAACTAAATTCTAAATCGTTACTGTCAATCTCATTTAGATTTAAGCCCGTGTGAGACAAGTAAGTGAAAATCAAATTAAACAACTTATCTAAAGCGTGTTGACCATTCTGTTCGATTTCATCTGCTTTAGCATCTAATGGTCCATAACTCCATTTTAATGCAACACCTGTTGAGTTACCTAACTGGTCACGTTTGGCAAAATCTATACCTCTACCAAATCGATAGATATTCTTTTCACATGCATCGTATAACTTCATACGTGCTTCAAATGGTATTTCTGCTGACTCTGTTTTGACTGAGCCACCTTCACCCACATTGATTGCTTTTTTAATCTTTAAGTCTTCCATAAATTCTTGGATTGATTGACCTTCATAATTCTCTAAAATCCAAATGAGTTCTTGAATGTCATCAACGTTGTTCGCAAGGTCACTTAAGTTTATGTCCAATAAATCAATGAATGATTTAATAGGTTTAAGAGCATCAATACTATCATTGTTAAACTTCCATTCAACCCAAGGTATTTTACCCCAAGATAGTGGTATTGAATTAATCTGAACAATACCGTCTTCGACTTCATACTCAACGTATTTATCGAGTAAAGGCATATCAGCTTGGACCAATTCGAATTTTGAACCTTTTTTGATATACAGGTCTTTGAACATTTCGTCGTAGACTTCTGCATATTTGCGAGTTACTTCAGCACCGTTTTCGTCATACTCTACATTTTCAAATAATCGTACAAGACATTCTAAATCGCCTAAGTCGTCATAGAATGGAATGACCTCTTTTGTATCGACGTTAATTAAACGAAGATGAGCTTCTTTATCTATAACTAACCTTGACCATGCGCTTGTGTATTTTTGAGCATTCTTAACATTTTCCTGATTGAATAATCCCCATGCGTTATATTTATATAGGATGTCGTCCAATATAACTTTAAGTTTGTCATCAGGTTTAACGTTATCTTTGAATGAAATTTTAACAGGCTTACCGCAGATATAGTTCTTAGCTTGATTAATTAACTCAAACAAGAAACCGTGAATAACCTTATGGTTAGCTTTGCTTAAATCTGGTGTGATGTACTGTTCTTCTTTTTCATTGTACAATAACATCATTTTCTTACGATTCAAGATGACCTGATTTTCTGCGTTGTAATACTTATCAACAACTAACATATTCTTAAATTCTTGCGAGTTTAAGAATTTACTTATAACCTTATCTAATATTTTAGGATTGCTCTTTATCTGAAGTCTGTTCATTTTCAATTACCTCCTGAACATAGCACCAACTTATAATATCACCTGGGACGTAGTAGTCGACTTTTACTTCTTTTGTTTCGTGATGTATCGTATTCACGTAGTTTTCGCATCTCATAATTCTGATGGGTAATTCCTCAATTTTACATACAGCACCTCCTACAATCACAACATCCTGGTCTGACATAGTAATAGTAACACCATTCTTCAAAATAAGCATAAATTTTTTCATCTTGTACCCCAGCCGCTCTTGCGCTTCATTTCTTTCTCCATACGATACCGAATGCCGTCGATACTATGGTTATTCTTATCTGCGATTCTATTCACGACGTTTCCAAATCTATCTATATCAAACTCTGCATTGAGAAACTCACTCGCTGTGTTCGGACAACGTTTTTTGTCGATGACTATAAGTGAAAGTTCTTGCAAGAATTTAGTACCGGACTCAACTGACCCTGGACCTTTTTTAGCACCCACTGCCTTTGACAACCCTGCAGATTTTATTTCTGAGATTGACTTCGGTTCTGCACTGTCACAGATGATGAGTTCATCATACGGTGCTTTGAGTAGTATTTTATAGGCCAACTGTCTGTTCATTATCTCTATAGCGTATATCTCATCAAAAATATAAAGTACTCTACTGCGCTTATCGAAGTGTGAGCGAGTATATGAGACAGGGTCATTTGCGAAACCCCAGTCTATGCCGCCCACGACATTGTCGAATGTTTTAATCTCTTCATCGTCCATATCTCTAATGTCAATATTGGGAAACACGTTTGTGCCGTACCCAACCGGTACACCCATGTATTCATGTAAGTATGCGTTAGGGTCACGTTCTTTGAGTGTGAGTGCATCTTTCATCCAGTCTTTACCGAGCCATTTTAGTGCAAGCGCTTCAGGTATCATTTCCCAGTTCGTTTTGCTGACGACGAAGTCAGGGTTATTGCCTAGGTGGAATGATTCTTGATTCACCCATGAGCCTTTATTTCTGGGTGGGTTATACGTATAGAATGTGATGAATCGTTGGTCTGACCCACGTCGGATTGTCTGGTTAGCAGAACGAATCTTGTCCATACCTGATAATTGATGTATTTCCTCGTACCATGAGTATTTGATGTAACCAAAGGTTGAAGTGAGTGACTTGATGCCTTCGGGGTCGTCTAGGCCCGCGAAGAATATTTTCTGACCTGTTGGTTTATAAGTAATAGGTGGTGCACCGTCATCTCGAGCAGAGACCTTGAACATGTGGTCTAGTCCGAGTAAGTGGATTGATTTTATCATTTGACTATAGACAGAGCCGTGTAGGTCTGTTTTATATTTTCTCGTACAGACAGCATGCGCATCTGGGTGGTTGACTATCCCTAGAACTATCAGCATACTCGCAACTGTAGATTTTGTCGACCCACGCCCACCTTCAAGCCAGTAGTGTGAGTGACGTTCGTTTAGAAAGTCATCAACGACTTTATAGAAATGTGGAGCAATAATCTCAGTTAGTTTAATCTCCATCTGTGTCCTCCTCAATTCGTAGATTTTCTTCGTTCGTTACAAGTTTCGATATGTCGTTCACGAACACAACTTTGCCCGCATCGACCTGTTCGACGTATGTCTTATCTTTCCAACCGAAGTTATTAACTGCTACGAATTTCGCCCCACCGACGTTACGGTTGAACGGATTAAGTAGGAGTTGTTCAAGCTCCATTTGTAAGATAGTACTGAACCATTCTACGACCTCATCGAAGCCTTCGCGCGTCTTATATAAATAATACGTACTGATACCCATACCGATATAACTTACAAACCCGAACACAGTTGGACGAACATACTCATACGTCGGTTTGTGGACAAGGCGGTACTCGATGTTAGGTTCATCACAACACTGTGTATCAACATCACTGTAGACAAACCCGCAATTCTTACAAAACTTGGTCGTGTAGTCAGCATTCAACTTATCAATATTTTCGAGATACTCAATCATCTTGTCCTGAAGTTCTTCAGGTGTAGTAAAATTAAACTTCTTGGTTGTATAGCTCAATCGCGTCATGCGTTTCTCCTTTGTTAACGTTTAGCGGACCCATCAAATTAATGTTGCACGATGCCACCCGTGACGGGCGTCCCAACTCAACTGCTTTTGTTACATTTTGTTACATTTCATGTAACAAGTTACATTGGACCATGAAACATTTACATTTTATTTATGAAACATTTACATAAATTTTATGTAACAATTTTCATAAACCTGAAACAATTTACATTTTATTTATGAAACAATTTACATTGCCCATGTAACAGTTACATGTTTATTACATTTATTTACATAAGCGTTACATTTTGTTACAACATTTATGTAAAAATTTACATTTATTTATGTAATAATTTACAACAATTTATGTAAAGTTTTACATTTTGTTACATTTATTTACATAAATTATTACATTTATTTACATATTTTTTACATTTTGTTACAACCATAATGTAATGTTTTACATTTATAAATGTAAATTGTTACATGTATAATGTAAACAGTTACATATAATATGTAAACAGTTACATATAATATGTAAAGTGTTACATAACAATGTAAGGTGTTACATTACCAAATGTAAGGCGTTACATTACGTTACATTATTTTACATAACCAAATGTAAGGTTTTACATTACTAATGTAAAGTTTTACAACAAATGTAACTGTTTACATAAATGTAACTAAATGTAAGATTTTGTAACTTATATAAACCGGTTACATTTTCTTACATTTATAGTTTCATTATATTACATTTTTTTACAGGCGTAAATTTTTGGCTAAAAAAGTTAATGAAGTTAATCAAGTTAATAAGTTAATGAACTTTATTTCGTATATATATATTTTTATTTTAATATTTCTAAGCGCAAAAACATTAACTTCATTAACTTTATTAACTCATTAACTTTTTGCAATATAATTTATATATTTTTTTTAATAATATTAGGCGGCTTTTTTCAGCCGCCATTTTTTATTTTATTTTTTTGCACATCTTGGCAAGAAACAATTATCAATTTCATAAGTTTTTCTATTAAAGTTTTGTTGAATGCCATAAATATCATGTGCGAAACTGAAATTATTAAAATAATTTAATAAAGCAAATAAATCAAGTGGGCAAATTTTGTGAGTATTGTCCAAGTCCATAATTAGCGGCATAACTTCTCGAGTTTCAATAATTAAACCCAAATCTTGTGCACGAGCAACAATTTTAATAATTAAATCAAAATCTTGTTTGCTAGTTTGCATATTCATAATTTCATCAACTTTGTTCATAATTTCCTCCATAACCATATTTGATTATATATACATTATATCATATAATTAACTACTTGTAAACGCTTTTTTTAAAATTTTTTTATTAAATTTTCGGTAAATTCCAAACTGCTTTCAAAACCAAAGTCATCAATTATATTATTTTTAAACATATTTAAAATATTTTCGTCATCGGCCTTTATTAAACTTATTAAAATATTTTTTTCACCAATTGTCAATTTTTCATTTTTGACAAGTTTTTCATAAATATTTTCAAGAAAATCTGTATAAGCTTTATTTGTATTAAGTTGTAAAAATGGGCTTTGCTCAAGACCTATTAAATTCTCAACATACTCAAGTTCTTCATAATTTAATTTCATAATTTCTCCCATAATCATATTTGATTATATATACATTATATATTATAATTAACTATTTGTAAAGGCTTTTTATAAAAGTTTTTTATGTAAATTTTTACATTTTATGAAAATTTGTTACATTTTTTCGAGTTTATTACATTTCCTTACATGTAAGATTTTACATTTTTATGTAAATTTTACATTACATTACATTACATTACATTACATGTAAGGGTTTTCATTTTTTTCATGAAAATTCCCAAGTAACAAACTGCATTACTTGAGATTTTTCAAATTAACCTAGATTTATTTTTTCAATAATTTCTGAAATAACAAACACATCACTTATATAATTCCCATAACCAACTTTATATTTTCCATCTTTTTCATTCTGATTTATTTCTTTTAATTCTTCTTTTGTTATATCTAATAAAATAAATTTTTCAAAATCTGAAAATGGTTGACCGGTTTTCAATTTATTTTGAAATAAATCTAACCAAATTTTATCAACTTCTTTATCAAATTTTACTTCCAATAATTCAGAAATATAATCAACTTCTTCTTCATCAAATAAATTTCTTTTAAACTCACCATTTAATAATTCATCAATAACTTCAATTTTATTTAATGTCACTTCATCATTTGGAAAACTATTCAAAATTTTCTTATAATTATCTTTTGAAATTCTTAATGCCTTATTAATTTCCAACAATTCATGATATTTATACATAATTTCCTCCATAAGGTTTTTCCTTATATATACATTATATCACATAATTAACTATTTGTAAACAATTATTTTAAAATATTTTTATGAAAATTTTTACATTAAATGTAAAATCTTACATTTTCTCAGTTTTCTTACATTTTGTTACATGTAAGATTTTTCATAAATCTCAGTTTTGTTACATTTCGTTACAAATTTGTTACATTTTCTTACATTACATTTTGTTTCATTACATTACATTTCATTTCATTACATTCGGCCCAGTTCATTTTTTGAATAAAAAACCCGAGTAGGGAAATGCATTACTCGAGAAGTTTTTTAATTATTTCAATTATTTTGTATAAATTTCTTCATCAAAAGTGTCAACCATACAATCATTTTTTATGTCCCATTTAATCAAAGTAACCATTTTAACATTTGGAAGTGTCAATGTCTGCTTTGCATATTCACGTGCCGCTTTGAGAGAGACAAATGTTGCATAGCCATTTAACAAATCATCTTCGACCATATATTCAAACCTTCTCATAATTTCCTCCTAAGGAATTGTTTTTCCTTATATATATATAGTATACCATAATAGTAACTATATGTAAACGCTTTTGACTAAAGTTTTTTA